TACGATGATGACAAGGGAGTCCGGCAGGTGCATGATGCGAAGCTTGAAGCCCTAAGCGAGATAGCCGATACCAATGACAAACCAATATTAGTTTTTTACAATTTCAAGCATGACCTATCGCGTATTAAAGCTAAATTCCCCTATGCAAGGGCGCTTATGACGAATGAAGATATGAAGGATTGGAATGCCGGGAAGATTGGGATGCTTTTAGCGCATCCGGCATCAGTGGGTTATGGCTTGAATCTCCAAGCAGGGGGGAGCGTTATCGTTTGGTTCGGCTTAACGTGGAGCCTTGAACAGTATGAGCAGGCGAACGCCAGGTTATACAGGCAGGGGCAGAAGGAAGCAGTAATAATCCACCACCTTGTCGTTAAGGGCACTATTGACGAGCAGGTGATGGCAGCGATTGGAAGCAAGAAGGCCGGAAAGGACGCCTTGCTTGAAGCCGTTAAGGCCAAGATAAAGGAGTATGGAAAATGAAAAAGTCTAAAACAAAAATTAAGCCGGGTCGCCCACCGTGTCCAACACCGTTAGGCATGTGTCCAATTAATAATCAAGGTCAATGCTGCTATTACTGCGCCGGCAAAGAAAAATGTTCGTTGGGAGTTTGCCACAGGCTGCCAAGTAAGTGTGGACTGTGGTGGAATAGAGGCAAGAAATTATGAAAGGGGATAGGTAATGTTAACAATATACGTGGCGCATCCGTATAGCGGGGACCCCGAAGGCAATATGAAAAAGATTGACGAAATCATGAAAGAGCTGACCGCAAAGAACCCTAACGACTGTTTTATATCGCCCTTGCACAATTTTTCGTACGACGAAGGGTCATCGGAAGCGCAGATTTTAGCCCGCTGCTTTAAATTGATTAGCAGTTGCGACGAGATTTGGGTGTACGGTAACTTTGAAATAAGTGTAGGCTGCCGTGCGGAAATGGCTTTTGCCACGTTTTTGGGGATAAAAATTAGCAGGAAGTGGGGGTAAATGATTTGATTAGCCAAGAAGCTTTTGCAATTAAAAAAACATTACAGCAGTCATATTACGTGCAAAAGTTATTAGATGCGGATATAGACAAGCGTGATGAGCTGAGGTCAATAATGGAAAAAGTCAACTCTCCATGGTCAGCAGTACCTTCTAGCGGAGGAGGCGGTGGGGATAAAATTGCTAACGCCTTGGGAATGTTGGAAGAATTGGAACGGCAGATAAGCGCAGACATTAAGAGGTTGTCTGACGTGCTGACTGTTAATCGTATGCTTATTGACTCTTTGGACAACTACAATCACCGCATCGTGCTTACCAAGCGCTATGTAAATTTTGAGCCTTGGCCGGTTATTGCACGGGAAATGCACTATGACAGAGCAACAATTATAAGAATAAGTCAAGCCGCGTTAGAATGTTTAGCTAAAAAAAAAAATAAAAGATGCGACGAAATGTCACTGTCAAGTTGTGTTATAGTTAGGGTAGAGAAATTCGCAAGAGCCGCTAAGACTAAAAAACTTAGTGGCTTTTTTAATGCGACGAAAGGGGTGTGAGCGAATGGCAAAACTAACTAAAAAGCAGGCAAGACTTGTAGAAGAATATTTAGTAGACCTTAATGGTGCACAGGCGGCCATTCGTGCCGGCTATTCGCCTGATAGCGCTAAAGAGATTGCAAGCGAAACATTAACAAAACCTAACGTCCGCAAAGCAGTTGCGCAGGCAATAGCAGAAAGGTCTAAGCGCACGGGGATAAATCAGGACCGAGTGATAAATGAATTGGCTAAGATAGCTTTTGCCGATATGCGCAACTTCGCAGAGTGGGGACCCAANGGCATGAAGCTNAAAGCAAGTGGGCTTTTAACGCAAGAGGATACCGCCTGCGTNGCNGAGGTGAGTCAGAGTACAGGAAACACTACGAAAAAGGCTATCAAGCTGCATGATAAAAAGGGAGCACTGGAACTGCTTGGCAGGCATTTGGGAATGTTTAAGGATAACGCTAACGACGTGGATAAGGATTTGACGATTAACATTGTTTATGGACGCCCGCCGGAAGGACCGCCTGATGGCTAAAGCCTCTATCTATTTCAACCCAGTTTTTGAGGGTGCGAATGCTACGCACAAGCGCTATCGGATCATGAAGGGCAGTGCAGGCAGCGGGAAGAGCGTTAACGTCGCACAAGACTACATTGTCAAGCTGTCTGATCCAAGCTATGCGGGGGCTAACCTTTTAGTCGTAAGGAAGATAGATGAGTCAAATAGGGATAGTACCTTTGCGGAGTTAAACGCCGCCATTCAGCGGGTATTTGGCGCTTCGTGGCCAAAATACTGGAGGATTAACCAGTCGACGCTGCGCATGACGTGCAAGCTTACCGGGAATGAAATCATCTTTCGTGGAATGAAAGACAGCAAGCAGCGAGAAAAAGTTAAATCTATCACGTTCGTACGCGGTAAATTGATTTGGATATGGATTGAGGAAGCCACAGAGCTAGATGAGAACGATATTGAGATTCTAGATGACCGCTTGCGTGGGCATTTAGACAATCCGTTTTTATACTATCAAATAACGGCAACCTTTAACCCGATTAATAAAAGCCACTGGCTGAAGCGCAAGTTCTTTGATTACAAAGACTCTGACACTTTTACACACCATTCGACTTACCTGACTAACCTATTCATAGATGCGGCGTATAAGCGCCGTATGGAGCGCAGGAAGCAGTTAGACCCTGAGGGGTATAGAGTATATGGTCTGGGTGAATGGGGCGAAACAGGGGGCCTTATACTCTCGAAGTATGTGGTTGAGACCTTTGACGAAGACTTTACGCATTACGACAGAGTCGTTTTGTCGCAAGACTTTGGGTTTAACCACGCGAACGTCATATTGACTGTAGGCTTTAAAGACGTAACAGTCGAAGCCGGAGATCTTTACGTCTTTGACGAGATATACGAGTTTGAGAAAGATACGGGCGAGATAATCGCCATAGCCAACAAAAAAGGCTTGGATAAGAGCATGCGCATGTGGTGTGATTCTGCCAACCCTGACAAGATAAAAACGTGGAAAAAAGTCGGATATGCCGCCAAGGGGGCGAATAAGAACCAAGGCAGCGTGAAGGCACAAATTGATATCCTAAAGGTGCTGAATATACACATACACCCACGATGTAAGAACACAATCAAAGAGATTCAAGCGTGGAAGTGGAAAAAAGACGCAGCAAGCGGTCTTTATTTAGACGAACCGGTAGAGGTATTTGATGATGCCATGGCCGCCCTGCGCTATTCAATCGAGGACGTAAGGCACGGCGACGCTAAGCCATGGACGGCGTATGTTGATTACTAAGGGAGGTAAAAAGATGGCAATGAATGCAGCTGAAGCNGCAGTAGCNAAAGAGCCTGCNAGGCAGCGTATTAAAAGCTGGAAGAAAAAAAACAAGGGNGTNTCNTTTCAAATGNTGCGGGACGCTTATTACGGCACCGGCGGATTTGAAGACGGCGAATACCTTATTCAGCATAAGCGCGAAAAGGCGGATAAGTACTATAAACGCCAGGAATTGGCATACTACCTGAATTACACAGCTCCTTGCGTTAACAGCCATGTTGACCCAATTTTCAGGCAGGAGATAAAGCGTGACTGGAAGGGTCCAGGTTCTACTCTTTGGGAGCAGTTCACCGAAAACACCGACAACGCAGGTACTAAGCTTCAAGGGCTAGCTAAACGTGCGGCTTTAGGGGCTAAGCTTTTCGGGGTCAATTTCATCGTTATGGATAACGCTAAAGAGCAGCCTGAAACTTTAGGGCAAGCCATTGATTCGCATGTTCTGCCCTACGCCTTTATAGTCGAGCCTGAGCGCGTAGTGCCTGAGCAGGTTAAGACTGATCGCTTTGGACGGCTGACACAGTTTAGCTATGTTGAGCCTAAAGACAGGGACGGCGCTAATCAAGCGGACAACGACTATAATATTCGTACGTGGACTACCACAGGCTGGATTCTTACTGATAAAGACGGCAAGACCATAGAAAGCGGAGAGCATAGCCTTAAGCGTGTTCCCGTAACAGTGTGGACAAGCAGGGAGATGGACCCTGCGGTTGTTTTCCAACCGTCAGAGTTTGCGGCTATAGTGAAGACAAACAATCATCTTTACCAGCTGTGCAGCTGGTTGTCGGAAATATTACAAAATCAAGCTTTTTCAATCCTCATATACCCGAGCAGGGAGGGAACGTCGCTAACAATCGGCACCGATAACGCTTTAGGTTTTGACGGTGAAGCGAGCCATGCTCCGGCCTTTATAGCGCCACCTGCTGACCCAGCTACCATGCTGGAAAACCAAATTGACAGGCTGATACAAGAGATATACCGCATGGCCAATTTAACGCTGGTTACAGGCGTGCAGAAACAGACGTCAGGTGTTTCAAAGGCTTGGGATTTCGAGCGGACGAATCAAACGTTGTCAGATTTTGCGGCCAACTGCCAAGCGGCCGAGAAGGATTTGGCAGACGTGTTCGCCCTTTGGGTTGGGCAGGCTCTGACTTACACGGTTGAGTATCCGACGGACTTTAAGATAGTTGATGTAGCGGACGAGCTGGCCAACGCTGAAACAGCCGTTGGGTTGAACCTTGGCAGCACGTTCCTGATCGAAGTAGCTAAAAAGGTTCTGGCGGCTTATATGCCCGGCCTTAAACCCGAGATATTTGACAAGGTTGTTGCTGAAATCAAAGCGAAAGGCACAGACGAAATGATGAGCCGTATAGGTTCTTATACGGGCAAGCCCGCTGAATCAGCAAATATTGGGGCCCTAACAAGTATTATTAAGCAGTTGCTGCAGGTTGAAGGCGTTGATCCTGCGTTGAAAGCTAAAGCAGAAGAAGCTTTGAACGGTAGCAGTGCCGAATAGGAGGGGAACTGATGACCAAAGACACGGCAAAGGACATAATAAATTCATTGACGAATAAATGGTCAGGAAGCTTCAAAGCCAATGCGGAAATAGTCGTGCAAAGAGTTATCGCCCTTATAGAGCAAGGCAGTACCGCACAGGCGGCTGTTAACCAGGCTTTTATTGAGAGCGATTTTGCTGCCAAGAATAAAGAAGCGTTGAACAGCACCTTGTTCGAGGCAGCGGCTTATGGTTACGGCCTAATGCCTAATTTGGTGGTTGACAAAAAGGCTATTATCGAAAAGCTCACGTCCTTACCCTGGGCTCCTGATAACATGCCTCTATCAACAAGGCTGCATGGCCTTGACAGTGCTATGAAAGCAACCATTAGTGACGTTATTAAGTCAAATACGACCGAAGGGACAAACGCGGTTAAGCTTGCCCGTGAACTTTACGACGGTTATAACTCTAGTAAGGTTTTGAACACCGCCGATCTTCCGTCGTACCTACAGCAGTTAAGCCATTATGCCAATAAGGCTTTAGCAGAGGGGCTATCACCTGATATTGATACCGTGCATGAATACCGTCAAGCCCTAAAGCGAGCAACAAGGGCGGTTAACGGGATTGGCGCAGGAACGGATAAGCCGCTAAAGGCGGCGTATAAACAACTTGTAGACGCCGCGCAGGGCTTTAGCTCTGAAAGTCTAAAAAAGGCCGTCTACGTGGCCACGCAGGAGCGTAGCAGGTACTTTGCTGAAAGAATTGCCAGAACAGAGATAGCGAGGGCTTGGGGTGATGGCTTTTTAGCAGAAACCATTGAGGACCCGGACGTCGTGGCTTATAAATGGCGGTTGTCAAGTCACCACCCCTTTTTTGACGTGTGCGATTTCCATGCTAATGCTGACCTTTACGGCCTTGGCCCGGGTATTTATCCAAAGGGGAAAATACCTAGTTACCCAGCGCACCCGCATTGCACATGTTTGCTGGAAGAGGTTTTTAAGGGCGAAGTTGATTTGAATAAGGAAAAAGCGGATAGTGTTGAAAAGCTTGGGCGTCAGTACTTAGAAAGGCTTGAGGAAAGCCAACAGTCTGACCTGTTAGGTCAAAAAGGCGCCCAAGATTTTAATAAAGGGGAAGACTGGCAGCAGCATTTAAAAAATTGGCAAGGGCATTCTAACCCTGTTGTAAGGCTTGTACAGTCAGATTTCAATATTGATTACGGTAAAGCGTTTAAAGGTGAAAATCTTATAATACCGAAGGATAAATTAGTAAAATATGCACTAAATAAAGAGCACAAACTAGGGGGCCCAAAAGCCGTTGCATTTGAAAAAGCTTTGGGGTATACTAAAGACAATTATAAGGATCTGTCAGACAAGGTTAAAAGCAGCATAAGTGATTTTGACATAGTAAATAAAGGGGCAACAAAGCACGGCGTTAAATTTGAGGTATTGATGACGCTGACGGGGCCTAATGGCAAAAGCGCCAATGTTATTACCGGGTGGATCATTAAAAATAATGAGCAACAACCAAGAATGACAACTATTTATGTTACCGGAAAGGGGGTAGGGAGGAAATGATAAGTCCAAAAGAACTTGATGTAGTACGGTTAAGAGATGGCCGTAAAGGCACTGTCGTAGAGGTTTTTGATAACCCGCTTGCCTACCTTGTTGAAACAGAGGAGGATATGAGCCTTTGGCCGGAAGTCGGACCGGAAGAGATTGTTGAAATAACATACGTTGCAAAATAAAAAAAATAATACCCGTAGAGGCCTGATAAAATTCAGGTCTCTTTTCTTTTGGCAGAAAGGGGAGCAAAAGATGGCTAGGGATAAACCAAGGCTGTAATAACCATGACAAAATTTAGAGAGAAGGGCAGCGAATGATAGATAAGGTAAAAATAGACCAAGTACTATACAACGTAACCAGAACGGCAGGCCCGATTTTGGTGGATTGCAAAGCGTGCTGTGGTGCTATTACTTATAACCAAAACAGGATTGAGGTGCTTAACGATTTAGGTGATAGCGCAGAAATAATCACGCTGGTTCATGAGATTGTACATGGCATAACTTTTGAGAGAGGCATCAACGAGCTAATAAAGGACGAAGTTAGGGAAACCTTCACCGAAGAGATGGCAAAAGGGATAATCCAATTAATTAGGGATAACCCTAACCTAGTTGAATACATAGCTGGTAAATTATAGTAACAAGGCCCTGGCGGCCACAAAATATATGCCCTGGCGGCAAAAGGAGTTTTTAAAATGGCACAACATACACTTCAAGAAATCTACGCAGCCCTGGCGGCTGTGCAAAATGGTCCTGACATGCTGCTTGACTTGCAAAACGAGATCAGCAATTTACGTAGCGAGGCGGCAACGCAAAGAGCTGCCAAGCAAAAAGTATTGCAATCCTTAGGAATCCAAGACGGCGCCGAAGTCGACACGGCAGTCGCAGGGATTCGCACTACCCTTGAGGCTTTAAAGACAAGCGGCAAGAAACCGGATGAGATGGGTACCCAGTTTGATCAATTGTCGGCGGACGTCAAGCGTTTGTCGGATGAGCTTGCAGCCGAAAAGCAAGGCAGGCAGCAAGAAAAAGACAAGCGCATCGGCGCCACCAAAATGAGTAAAGCCCTGGCGGCTTTACAGGCTGGAAACGCAACAAATCCGGAAGTGCTAACGAAGTTAATCCTGGACAACATAGTTGCCAAGGATGATGACAGCCTGGTTTACAAAGATGGTGATAAAGAGATAGCCGTAGAAGAAGGTATAAGCGCTTTCCTTGCTGCTAACCCTTGGGCCGTTAAGAACCCACAAAATTCAGGCGCAGGGTCCAAGCCGCCAACCGGCTCCGGCTCTGAAAAAGATTTGGACAAAATGTCCGTTGAGGAATATATAGCAACCCGCGAAAAGGTTGACTAACAAGGAGGAAAATAATAATGCCTAATACACTTTTAACACCTTCCCTTATTGCGAAGGAAGCTCTTTTAAGATTAAGAAAGGTGGCTGTATTGCCACAACTTGTACATCGCGATTATTCGGCTGAATTCGTTGGTAAAGTAGGGGACACGATTACGGTAAGAAAACCGGCTACTTTTGTAGCTAACGAGTTTGATACCGAAATTTCCGTGCAAGACGGTACAGAGGGCAGCGTATCCGTTAAGATGGATAAACACCTTGACGTATCATTTGCCGTCACCTCGAAGGAAATGGCGCTTTCAGTTGAATCTTTTGGTGACCAGTTCTTACAGCCTGCAATGGAAGCTTTTTCCGGCAAGATTGCCGACTACCTTGCCGGGCTGTATGCTGATATCCCATACGTAGCTCCTATTTCTGCAACTCCGGCATTTACGGATTTGAAAGGGCCTCTTGCTACTATGAATGGGCTAAACGTTCCTTTGGCTGATAGACGTTTAGTTATGGGCGCAGTAACGCAAGCCGATTTTGTTATCATGGATCAATTTGTTAATGCTGAAAAATCCGGAACGACTGATGCTTTACGCAAGGCTAATATGGGCCAAATCCTCGGGTTTGATACCTTTATGGATAACCATATTGCCGCTCATACTAAGGGTACTCTGGGGACAGCTAAAGTGCAAACAGGCGTGGCTCTGGGCGCTTTGACCGGTAGCTTTTATAACACCAGCTTAACCGGTGCCTTGAAAGTAGGAGACACGTTTACTGTAGCGGGAGATGCGCAGACCTACGTTGTGACTAAGGCTGCTACAGCTGCTAGCAATGCTATTGCGGTAGAATTCTATCCTTCGGCTAAAGCTGCTTGGGCGGGTGATGCGGCTGTTACGCTAAATGGTAATGCTACCGAGAACTTAGCTTTTCACAAGAATGCTTTTGCTCTTGTTACTCGCCAATTAGAAATTCCTCAGGGTGCGGCTAATGCTGCTATCGTTAACTTTGACGGGTTCGCTATCCGCGTGGTGTACGATTATGACCTGATACACAAGAAAGATGTCGTGTCTCTTGATATGCTGTGTGGCGTGAAGACATTGACACCTGAATTAGCGGTTCGGTTCCGTCAATAACCTGGCGAAAGGATGAGATACTATGACAGAAGTAAAAACTATAGTCCTAGTTAAAGGCGACGAACGAGTTATTGTAAATGCAGGTAATCAGGAACAGGAATACATGGCGGACGGCTGGCTGCATGAAGGTGATGAGGGAATAGTCGAGGGCACCAAGCACGTGGGTGGCGGCTGGTATGAATTGCCAAACGGCACCCGTATTCAAGGAAAAGCGGCAGCAGAAGAAGCCCTAACTGCGTTAAATGCAAGCAAATAAATTGTTTAAAAGGCGGATCTCTAGCAGGTCCGTCTTTTTTTGCCTATAGGGGGCGGGCTTATATGGAATTAAAAATAGAGATTCGGCAGCTTAAAGAACTAATTGCCTCTTTTGAAAAAGCACCTGCAACTGTCAAGGAAGAACTGCGATTAGCGATGAGAGTATCCTTGCGAGCTATTCAAACACGTGCAAGGGCAGAACACAGGTTCCGCACTCACACTGGCAATCTTGAGCGGTCTGTTACTACAAGGCTAGTGAGCAATTGGCCTGTTGTTGGACGCATTAAGCTAGATGCGGCTATTACTAAGACGGCCGACGGTGGTAGCTATGGGGGGTATATGCACGATGGAACTAAACCACATGAAATAAGGCCCAAAGATAAGAGGGCTTTGCGGTGGGTGACAAACGGTGAGTTTGTGTTCGCTAAAGTAGTGCACCACCCAGGCACTAAGGCGGATCCGTTTCTGTATGAGGCTGCTGAAAAGGAGCGTAGTAACATAAACGCAATCTTTGACCGCTACACAACGGAAGCTATAAGAAAGGCGGGATTATATGGCTAGATTAATAGCCGCTGATATCACGGACGAATTGGTTAAGCCAGTCGTAATTGCAGATACAACGGTTTTGGACGAATGCGACGAATACCTGAACGACTTGGCACAATCGAAAGGTTCGCTGGTAAGCTATATGGCTGTTGGCGAATACACTATAGATGATATCCCGGACCCAATGCCCTATAAGGTTAAAAAGCTTGCCATTATGTGGGTATGCCGAGAGGTGTGCAGCAGAAAAGCAGGCGGCGGCGGGGCCGCGTTTAAGGGTCAGGATGCAACGGATAAGTGGGCGAACAAATTATATTACTTCGCTAAGCAAGTTGATGCGCTGGAGAGTCAAATCAACCCTGAAGTACTGCTGGGCATTTTGACATCGCCAGCGGTCGGCCAGATAACGCTTGAGAGGGGCTGATTAAATGGTTTGGTATGACCTTATCAAATCTTTGTACGACTACCTGTTGTTGCAGTCAGTTGCTAGGCACGTTGCTTGTGGGGCATTAGAACCGGGAGATGTTGACCTATCCGCAGATGCCAACAATTTAAGCGGAGCTATTTTCTTAATCCGTGACAGAGAATATGACGAGCAAATACATCATGGTGGCGAAGGAGTAGTTACTTTTTACGTTGAGAATTGGGTAAGAAGCGATAACCCTGATCCGCTAGATGGTTATACAGCTCTTAGCGTACAAGAGAATAAGTTCAGAGAGACGTTGACTGCATGGTTTTACGCACAACAAAAAATTGATACTAACACCGTCAACGCGGATTTAATTAATTTGGAAATTGACGAAACAATAGGCGATGCAGATAGCAGGCGTCCTATCTTAGGATCGAGAACGACTATCCGCGTTTCTTGGTCAAGAAGAACAATATAAAGGGGGAAATAAACTATGCAAGCAAAAGGTTTTATGGGCCGTCTTGGCCTTGATATTGAAACCACGTTTGGACAAAATCCAGTAGCACCGGATTGTAAGGTGCTGCCAATGAATAAGCTAGAAATAGCGGGTAAGCAGTCAATTATTGATACAGGCACTATTACGGGCAATAGAAACCCGGTCGAGCCTGGTAGGGGGCGTATAACGGCGGATGGTTCAACTGAAGTGCCGTTAGATCTTACAGCTTTTGGCTGGTGGCTAAGAGTTATGTTTGGAACCGGTACTGATACCGGCGCAAGTTCGCCATACACACATGTTTTTAAGCCCGGTAATACGCAACCTTCGTTCGTGCTGGAAAAAGCTTTTACCGATATCGGGCAGTATTTCCGTTATAACGGCTGCAAAGTTAGTAGCTTCAAGTTGCCTTTTGGCGGCGATGGGGAGCTCGTAGCTAATCTGGATATAAAAGGCGCAAGCGAAACTCGTGGTACAGTTGCTTACGACACTACTCCTACTACAGTGGTCATGAACCGCCTTAACAACTTTCAAGCAACCTTGAAAGAGGGTGGAATTACTATAGGAACGGTAACCAGCGGTGACTTCACAGTAGACTTTGGGCTTGATGGTGATCAGTACACGGTAGGAAATGGTAACAGCAGAGGCGATATTCCGGAAGGCATCTTAAAGGTCACGGGTACGCTTAAAGCTTTGTTTACTGATGCTAGCCTAATCGACAAAGGAATTAATGCTACTGAATCATCTTTAGAGTTGACTTTTGCCAATGGTACTAGCTCACTCGCTTTCAAGTTCCCGGAGATACAATACGAGCGTACCAGTCCGACGATTACAGGGCCTGCCGGCGTATCCGTTGACCTTGCTTGGTCAGCATACTATCAAAATTCTGCTGATGCCGCGGCCNTNGTCGCGACCTTNATTAACAGCGTAGCTACTTATTAATAGGAGGAGAAAAAAATGCCTAAAAAAATTGAAACTAAAACTGAAATTGCTGTCCGAGATATGGATAGGAACCAAATTAAAGCACTTCGCAAAGCAGGGCTGGATCCTGCTTTCGTTGCGATGACATCTAAGCTTACCGCAGAGTTAATTGACTGGGTGGCTGATAATATCTACCCTGATGTAGACTTTGCAGGCGTGCCATATTATGTAGTGGCTACTTTAGCGATGGACACTTATCATCAGGCTGTTACAGGTCCTAAAGCAAAAAACTCTTAAGCGTCTGGGAATGGCTGACAGGAGGCAAGGCCCAGTATTGTGAGAAGTCTTGCCTTCCGGCCATGGCTCAGGCGCATAAAACAGCGCCATGCGAGGGCTGCGAAAATCAAAGGCCGGAACTTGCGTCGGAGAACTGGGAAACCTGGGAGCTTTGGTTAGCTGTTAGGACGCAGTGGCGAACAGCAAGTATAACGACAGATAAATATTGCAAAGTAATAAAAACAGGGCTGGATTATTCTAGCCTTTTTTTAGTGGCAAAAACCTTGGAGATAGAGGTTACACCAGCTCTACTAAGTAAAATAAGGGCACTGGAATCAGCTACCCTTTCAAAGGAAGGTGGTGAAAAATGAGTAAGGATATTGAAATATTAATTAAAGCGCAAGACCAAGCGACCAATACGCTGAACAAGGTCAAGAGCAGTCTTAATAGTATGGGCAGTGGTCTGTCCGGAATAACTAGTGGGTTGTCAGCTGTTACAAGCGGTTTCGGGTCAGCAGTACAAGCAGGCTTGGGTATGGCCCTCGGGCAGGCTGGCATTCAGGGTCTTGCGTCAGCATTAGAAGCCGCCGGCGATGCTTTTGTTGGTTATAATGCCCGTATGGAGCAGGCAAAAATAGGGTTTGAAACCATGTTGGGCAGCGCATCGGGGGCGGAAACGTTTATAGCGCAGTTGTCCAAGATGGCCGCTGATACTCCTTTTGAGTTTCCACAGCTACAACAAGCGGCTCAGAAATTTTTAGCCTTTGGGTTTGCAGCTAAAGACATAATACCTGATTTAACAGCTGTAGGAAATGCCGCAAGTGGTTTAGGGCTTGGGCAGGACGGCATACAGCGCATAACGCTAGCTCTTGGCCAGATGAAAGCTAAAGGAACTGTTTCGGGCGAAGAACTTTTGCAATTAGCCGAAGCAGGAATTCCCGCCTACCAAATATTGGCAGAAAAAATGAATTTAACAGCAACTCAGGTAAAAAACATTGGCAACGAGGGTATTTCTTCTGACTCGGCTATTACGGCTCTTGTTCAAGGCATGAACGAACGCTTTCCGGATATGATGAAGAAGCAGTCTGAAACGGCAATTGGCGTATTCAGCACTATTAAGGATAACGCTGCGCAGATATTTGGCGCCATCGGGCAGCCTTTATTTGACGCAATAAGCGGGCCTTTAAAGTCTTTGCGCGATATGTCAGATAGCATATCCGGCAGTTTGCGTGAAGGCGGCATTGAAAAAGTTTTTCAGGACATGATTCCGCAGGATTGGCAAGACAGGATTGCCAAGATAGCCGACATTTTTAGCAACATGTTTAACAAATCTGGAGAGGTTTCGGCTTTTGGGAAAGTGTGGAAAGCTGCATTTGACGTTATAGGATTAGCGCTTGACGCATCTCTGCCTGCCATAGATGCTTTTGTGCAGGGAATGTCTATCATTAACAACGTAATTAATGACGTTACGGGAGCCGTAGCTCAGTACGTCAGTGACCTAGTGATTTTTTGGAATGAACAGTGGACCAAAATGGTAACATGGGTGACTGAGGCTTGGAGTGATTTAAAGGCTGAAGCAGCAGAAAAATTTGGGGGCATATTTGACGTTATAGTTGACGTGTGGACTTCTCTAGGGGATTCTATGGGAACTATTTGGGAAACTATCAAAACGTCTATCTGGCAGCAGGTCAGCGAATTCGTAACTGGCATCCTAGACCGTATGGGACCACTTGGGACTCTTGTAAAGAGCGTTGGCAATTCTTTGTCTAATGCTTGGGGTAAGGTCACTAATATAACAAAAAGTACTGGGAACAACTTCAGGTCAATGCTAGGAACCATATCAAAGCCGGCCAGTGTAACAGCTGAAGGTCTAGCAGCACTTGCTAATCATAAAGGAACTCCAGCGCTTGAAGGTAACGCTAATAGTAAAGGTAGTAGATCGGCAGAAAAACTAGCTAATAGAATTGATAAGNTAGNATGGCCGACAGAGTAGCAGATGCCTATAATAGCTTAAACCAGAAAATCGTCGAAGAGACGTCTACTACTTATGAACTTGGTATGTCCAAGATTAATAATGAACTAGATAAAATGAAACGTGAACTGGTAGAGGATGCAGGAAAGTTAGGCATAGATACTTCTGCCCTAGAAGCTAAGATGGTTGAGTACGGAAAAGTAATGACGGAACCTATTAAGCGTGCATGGCGGGAAGCTTGGACGGACTTAAAGAACCAATCAGCATTAGGCATTGCGCAGCTAACAGGTAATAAGCAGGCTGAAGCGGCAGCTAATGAGGCCATAAGCCTGGCATCGCTTGAAAAAGAACGCAGAGAAAAGCTGAAGTCCGTACAGGTTGATAATAATGACGTAACTGCTTTGGCTGCAGTACAAGCCTGGTATGAGAACCAAAAGCTGCTTATAACACAAAAACGGCTAGACGCTGAACGTCAGGCGAAAATTGATGCCTATAACGACGAGGTAGAGCAAAACGGCCTGCTAGTAACTCTGCACAGTAAAACGCAGGATGAAGTTGACAAGCTGAACAGGGAAGTACTGGACAAAAAGATTGATTATTTGAACCAGGAGCTGACCAAGGAAGGTTTAACGGCTGATGAAATAAAGACCATTCGCAAGGAGCTAGCTTCAGCTACCAGCACTAAAGAGGCAACGCCTTTGACTAGGTCTGAGGGCATTACGCAGGGCTTTAAAAACTACACTAAATCTCTTAGTACAGAAGCCCAGCAATGGGCAGATGCGGCTAAGACGGCGGCGTCCTCTATGAATTCTAGTTTTAAAAACTTCTTTTTTGATGCAATGACAGGACAGCTAGAGTCTTTGGGCAAGTATTTTCAGTCATTCTTGGAGAGTGTTGCTGATGCAATCTCCCAGGTACTTGCTAACCAAGCGACTTCCGCCTTAATTAGTGCTATATTTCCTAAGCTAAAGACCAACGCTGTTGGCGGCCGCCGTTCTACCGGTGAGAGCTTTATCGCTGGTGAAAAAGGGCCTGAATTTATCAGCCTGGACGGTGCAGGTGCATCCATTACTAGCAGTCAAGCTACGACATCTCAGTTAGGAAGTAACTCGGCTAAGGTAACGGTGAATGTGATTAATCAAACAGGCCAGCAGGTAACTGCTACACAATCCACCCCGACGCTTGATGATCTGGGAAACATAGTACTAGATGTTTTCCTTAATGCCGTGTCTACAAATAAACGCGGTGTTCGTGACGTAGTTTCGGGGGTGAGATAATTGACGACGACCTGGCCTAGTATCCAAAAACCGGCGTATAACTTCGCGGAGGACCCTGAAGATGCGGTCATACGGTCAGAATTTGATGCAGGATATGAACAAACACGTCCGCGTTTTACACGAAACAGGACGACATACGGCTTAAGCTGGAAAGCAATGAAGACCGAAGATAAAGCTACGCTTGACTATTTTTATAAAAACACGTTAGCGAATGGCGCTCTTATGTTCACTTGGACGCACCCCGATGACGGTATCACGCACACGGTAAGGTTTACCGGACCACCGACGTATAACCTCATAGCCGTTGGGCTATGGAGCGTAGAGTTGAAACTTCGAGAGGTGTAGTCATGAATAATCTATCAGCAGCNGCTAAGCTGCTAAAAAACAAACTGGCTGACGATGGGGCGTACCTCGTACTATTAGAGATTGCCATCTATGGAACGGATATAGTGCTAAGGCTTGCCCGCAACACTGACGATGTGCCCTGGAACGGGCAAAACTGGCAGTCCTTCCCTTTTTCTTTGGCGGACCTTACAGAAACGTCTGACGGCGAAATACCGGAGGTCACCCTGCAGGTTTCTAACGTTGAACGCATAGTTCAGGGATATGTAGAGCAGGCTGACGGCGGAGGGAAGTCAACCGCTACGATACGTGTTGTTAACTCTAAATTATTGACCGAGACGGAACCCCTCCTGGAGGAATTTTTCACAGTTACAAAGACGTCTTGCAAAGAAGACTATGTGTATTTCACGCTTGGCATGGGATATAAGAAAGCTCGGCGGCCATTAGGCAGGTATATGAAGAACCATTGTTCTGCAAAGTATGGCGGTTGCAAATGTGGGGTTTCGGCGGCTACCATGACAGCGTTCCCTGCCTGCGACCACACCCTAGTCAATTGCCGGGCAAGAGGGAATTCCGCACGTTTTGGCGGTCAGCCGCTTGTTGGTCAGGGGGGATTATATGTATAGCGATTTAATCGGCATACCTTTTAAGGATGGTGGCCGAGATGTTAAAGGACTAGACTGCTACGGCCTTGTAATGGAAATTTATCGCCGTAATGGTATTAAGCTGCCGGAGTATTACGCGCCTGCTTTTGATGATGCAGGCGTTAGTGCTCAAATTGAAGAAGCGAGGACATTACCAATATGGCAAAAAGCAGAGGGTAGCAATCCCCCGCTGCTTGCGGTAATGGCTATTAAGTTTAATTCGCCGCTGTGCAATCACACGGGTGTTTATATAGGCAATGGCTTTTTTATCCACACCCGCGAGCGTATAGGTGTGAACATTGACCGCATAAACAGCCCAGCATGGAGGCGCAGAATAGAAGGCTTTTACGTGTATTTGGGGGTGAAGCAGTGCAAACAATAAACATTGTCATAATCAAAAACCCCTTTAATGTGCGTGACAGGGACATTAAGCAGGTGCCTTACAGTGCGGTAAAAACGCTGGCGGGCTATATTGCAGAACTTGGTATTGAGGATGAGATTGCTGTCGCTGTAAACGGTGGGGTGATACGTAAAGAGGATTGGGGCAAGATAAGCCTCGCTCCAGGGACCAGTATCGTCATATGCCCCGTCCTTGGCAAGGGAAGCAGTGGTAAAAGCGTACTTACTATTATCGCCGGCATAGCCCTTTCCGTTGTCTCTATGGGCGTAGGATCTGCGGCAGCTGGGGGCGCTATGTTTGGCGCTAGTTCGGTTGGCATGGCCAGCTGGGGTTTTACGGCTTATCTAGCTTGTGCGGCCGTTATGTATGTTGGCGGAACATTATTAAATAATATGAGCAGCAGCGTAAGCATTGACGATTATTCGACGTCTACAACTTACTCCTGGTCTACCCCGACAACGCAGGCACAGCAGGGTGTGCCGATCCCTATAACCTACGGCACTGTCAAGGTGCAGAGCCCTAACGTGCTGTGCGCGCATATAACAACCGATGGTGATAAGCAGTATTTAAATTTACTGCTATCCGGCGGAGAAGGTCCTGTGACAAACATAACCGATATTACTATTGACGGCAATCCAATCGCTAATTACGACGACGTGGAAGTAGCTTTGAGGTATGGCACGAATGACCAAGCCGTCATTTCTAATTTTGCTGATAGCTACGCGGATCAGTCACTTTCTTACAAACTGACTACTGACGATTATGCTACCCAGCGGATAGAAGGTAATGCAACAGAAGGCATAGAGCTGACATTTGAGTTCCCTAGCGGGCTATTTCGCTCTAATGACGCTGGTGGGCTAGAAGACACATCAGTCACGATCGGCATGGAATATCGGAAGTACGAAGCTGCAGACTGGCTTAGTTTTAAAACGGGTTCTTTAAAAGTGACGGGTTCTTCCTCGTCAGCTATTCGCCGAGTCGTGAGGGTTGACAACTTAGAGCAAGGGCAATACGAGGTTAGGTGTAAGATTTTAAGCCAAAGCGGTACTACTAACCGTTATATCAACACTTGCTATTGGACGGTTGTTTCGTCGATAGTGTATGACGATTTTAGCTATCCAAATATGGTGCTGGTCGGTATCCAGGCTCTGGCCACGGACAAACTATCGGGCAGTAGTCCAAATGTAACGTGGAAGCACACGCGCGCGGTTGTGCAGGTGTGGAACCCGAACACTGCAGCGTATGAAGAGAAGCCCGCAACTAATGCGGCTTGGGCGTGCTACGACCTAATACATTGCTGCCGCAAGCTGAAAAACAGCAACAAGGGTTCGTATGAATACCTTGTTGAGGGCGCGCCTGCGGGCTTGATACTCTATGATGATTTTTTAGCCTGGGCAAATGCCTGCGACAGCAGAGGCCTTGTGTGCAATTACATCTTAGACGCCAGCGGTGATATGGACGCAGCCTGGAAACCCTTTGAGGCGGCAGGTCGTGGCAAGGTAGTACGGCGCGGTACGCGCTATGGGTGTATATATGACCATGCGTCCGACCCTGTACAAATGTTCAGCGTCGGCAATATAAGAAGCGGCACTTTTAGCCTTGACTACCTGCCTGTCGATGATCGTGCGAACTGCGTTGAAATCACATACAATAACGAAGACAAAGACCATGAGAGGGATTCCATGATGGTCTATGGCGAGGATTACGATGAGAGTGATAGCATTGACAGTCCAACGCAGATCACGCTAGATGCCATTACCGACCCGGACACAATTTACCGGGAGGGTAAGTATTACCTGCGCAAAAACAAGTATCTAATCAGGACGTGCACCTTTGAGGCTGATGTGGATGCTATAGCCTGTCAGGTGGGTGACAACATCTTAGTGCAGCACGACATCCCGCAATGGGGCTTTGGTGGGCGTCTAGTAAGTGCTACGACCACGCAACTAACGCTGGATAAGGAGTTAGCTCTTGAAGCAGGAAAGACTTATGAAATCACGGTCAGACTTCAGGACGATACTCTCGTCAAGCGGTCAGTGTTAGCGCCTGCTGAGACTACTACTACTACGAATACGATAACGGTTGCTACGGCTTTTACTACGGCACCGGCGCAATACGACATCTACAGCTTTGGCGAATACGGTATAAGCACCAAGCCCTTTACAGTGGCGAGCATCACACGAACTAATGACGAGGTGCGAAAAATCAGCGCACTAGAGTACAACGAGGCTGTTTATACGGAAGCTACAGATGTGCCGGTCATCAACTACTCTCAATTGGACAGCGAGGTGGCAGTGACAAACTTGTCCCTTGGCCAGGAAAATTTCCGTCAAAGTGATGGCTCTGTCATGTCAAATCTTTATGTATCCTGGTCAGTAGCACGAGGGAAAATCTCTGCTTCCTTTGAGGTTTTTCTTTCGACAGATAACGGCGCAACGTACAGGCTATACGCCAAAACGAGTGAGCAGAGTATCGTCATAGCTAATGTAAAAGAGCTTAAAACCTATTACGTTAAGGTCGCTGCAAGATTGAGCTATTCAAGCGCTGCGGTGGCAGGCATAACGATAGCAGGTTCAGTCGTAGACCCGCCAAGCGACTTAGCAGCCTTTTCGGTGTCTTTCCTTAATGGCAAGTATGTTTTCAGCTGGAAAAAGTCAGAAACAGGCAGCGAAATTACAGGCTACGAAATACGCAAAGGTACTACATGGGATAGTGGGCAACTAGTAACACGGGCGGTAGGCGAAGACGCTAATTATACGGATTCGCAGGCAATCCTCGGAACCGTTAAGTTCTTTTGTAAACCATACAATGGTGGCGGTTATTCAGAAAATGCTTTAAGCGATCTGATAGCTATCGATTCGCTGCCACAAGTTAAGACGCTATACAGGCAGAACAATTTCGAGCAGCTTTGTTCCGTGAGCGATAGCAATGGCGAAATAGACAGCGCTTTTACTTATCAGAAAACAGATCTAACCTACTACGAGTTGGCAGCGATGACATACGCTGAAATGCTGGTTGGCGATATAGTCGGTAAGCCGTTAGGGAATACCGTGCTGCTTGGTCCGATTATTACGCTTGACGTTTTAGCGCAGGCGTATATCTCAATCAAAGAATACTGGATGTGGCCACCTGATCAAGCAACTATTTACGAAATAGCCACCTCTCTCGACGGCGTGAATTTCGGTGACTTTAAAATGCTAAGCCCTGGGAAAATGCCAATCAAGGCTTTTCAGGTGCGCATTACGTTAGCAGGAGTAGAGAGACCTGCCATACTGCAGCATTTGGATATTGAGGTTAATGCCTCACAAACCACTATTAACTACTCAGGACTAGCAATACCAGCAGGTGGCCTGGAGCTGATTTTTAGTCAATCTTTTGCTAATCCTCCTGCGGTGATAGTATCGCCAAACGTCGATGCCTTAATGGTTAAAAAAGATGATCCTACGGTTACAAGCTGCAGGATCTATTTATTAAGCACTGCGGGGGTGGATATCGGAGGTATCGCTGACGTGGTAGTCGTGGGAATATAAAAAGGGAGTGAGAATATGTTTAAACCCAGTGCGTTAGGTAATAGCGGGGCAGAAGTAATAGCCCAAGTAATTGAAAATGACGTGCAGAATCAAAGCGTTGATGATAACGCTGTCTTAGCGTCAGGCATCGCTGAAGGGACGGTTGTCAAATGGTCAAAGAGCCTGTTGAAATGTGTAATATGCGATGGTACGGTGGCCTTGGGAAGTACGGACACGATAGGGATTGTATCTTACGCAAACGGTACCAGCGGGCAGGTTAAATTCTCGGGTGTTTATGTTGATAATGATTTGGCAACACCGGGCACTTATTACTGTCAAAGTAATGGGACGATAGGTACTACAGTTACCAAGGTTTTTGTTGGCACGGTAACCTCCGCCGGCCGTTTAGTTATGCCGGGTGGTGGCGGTAGTATAACACCAGCAACGCCTACGAGCCTTGGTGGAGTTATGGCCGGAGTCGGACTGGCTATTACTCCGGAAGGCCTTTTGAGTACTGCTTCATACCCATCTTGGTTTACGGACCGTGGAGATGGTAGCGACGGTGACTATGCACCGACTGAAAGCACGACAATTGCCGGTGGTACGTACAATTTTAAAAGCGTAAACATTCCTGCAGGAGTGGTCATAACACTTATGGGATGTGTTGAAATTAAATGTTTAGGAGCATTTACATGCGCGGGCATTCTTACTGCCAACGGCGCAAATGGTGTTAGTGATACTAGTAACAGCGTGGCGTCTTGTGCCGGTGGCGGTGGTTGCAATGGCTATCTGACAAACAAGGGTGGCGATAGTACTGTAGCAGGTAGTCCTGGTTATGGCGGAGGTGTAGGTGGTGCTTCTGGAGCTGCACCTAATATTGGTGCTGTCGCTGGTGGTAGTAATAATGGAGGTAGTGTGCTGGATTTACTTAGCCCTATTACAAATAAAAATTATCTAATCGCCGATAAGCGAATTATTTGTGGCGGAGGCGGAGGTGGTGCTCCTGGGTCACCTGGCTACGCCATGTACGGCGGTGGCGGCGGTGGCGGTGGTGCAAGTATTTATATTACAGCCCATAACGCTAATGTTTCAGGGGGTATTACTGCTAATGGTGGTAACGGTGGGGCTGGATACAATAGTGGTGATGTTTACAATAGGTCTGGTGGCGGTGGCGGCGGTGGTGGTGGGGCAGTGGTTATAGTCGCTGATACCATTTCCAACACAGGCACAATTACTGCCAATGGCGGCACTGGCGGAGCGCAGACTAACAACTCTTCTTATGTTGGGGTAGCCGGTTCGGCAGGCATTGTTTATCTGAAGGAATTGGGGGCGGCATAATGAAAATTGCAATATTAGAATATGGAATTGTAACCAATATTATAGAGGCGCCTATGATTTATGCTGACAACCAAAAGCTATGCTATGAATGGACACAGCTTCGCGAACCCTATACCGATATTGAACCATTAGAACATGCTAAATTAAGATATATTAAGGCCGCTAAAGCTTATAGGGACGTGCAAGAGGTTGCTGCCATAACCTATAACGGCAACGATTATGATTACGATGCTAAAGCACGCGAACGATTAAATATAGCACGTCAGGCTTTGGAAGATTCGGGAAGAGAATCAATAATCTGGACTACGGCAGACGATACGGATGTTACCTTGACGGGTACAGACTTTGCCGCTATCAACAGTGTAGCCGCTACTAGATCTAACATGTTACATGTAGCTTATAGAGCCACAAAAGCAAAATTAGAAGAAGCTGAAAGTATTGAGGAATTAGAAGAAATTTATCCATTAAAGGGTTAAGGTGGTGATCCAAATTTCTGAAGTGTTTTATTTTATGTCCAACTTATATTCAAAGACAGAGATTAAAATAATCGCAGTTTCCGGAATTATAGGTGGCTTTATTGCGGCAGCAGTTGGCGGCTTTGACAAACAACTTGTGGCTTTATTTATCCTCATGGTTGTAGATTATGCAACCGGGATGTACGCAGCCTGGCACGAACATACCATTTTTTCAAAACGTGGGTACCAGGGAGTTATGAAGAAGCTTTCTATATTAGTTGCTGTTTCCTTCGGCGTTTTGGTAGATATGGTCTTAAAGACGGATTTTTGTAGATATACAGTGATAGCCGGGTTCGGTGTCATGGAAGCTATATCTATTATAGAAAATGCTGACCGTGGGGGTTATGGCCATGTGATACCGCCAGTCATAAGGAAGCATTTAAAAGAATTGAAGTGATAACATGAAAGAAAAGTTACTAGAAATGCTAAAAGAAAATGGAGAATGGTCATTTACACGCTGGATAGCCTTTGTTGGTTATTCGGCGTTTTTGTTAGGCTCGTTTTACCTGCTTTATAAGGGACAAAAATGGGATAACTATGATACGTTCGCTAATTTAACCGGCGGCGGTGGTGCTGTGACGCAACTGGTAAATAAATTCATTAACGGGAAATATAACACAGCCTTGGGAGAGCCGGGAAAACCGGTAGTGAAAGAAGAAGGAGAGAAGCAACATGAGTAAATATTTTACGGAAGCTGAAGAAGTTTGTAAGTGCTGTGGTCAATTACCTAAAAACGGTATTAGTGAGGTTTTGCTTTCTAAATTAGATCAATTAAGAGAAAAAGTTGGAGAACAGATACATGTTTCCTGCATGTATCGTTGTCCAAAGCACAACGCAGAGGTTGGCGGTGTTCCAAATAGCCAGCATGTTGACGGAACTGCAGCCGACATCTATTGTGATAACCTTTCTGTGGATGAATTAGCCGACTTAGCCGTGGAGGTAGGTTTTGATGGTATTGGACGATATTATGGAGAAGAATTTGTTCACGTTGATTGTCGGGACGGCGGCGAAAGTCCAAATGGGTACACATGGGAAGGTTAAGAAAGGTGGGTATAAATTGGATGAAAATAAAAAAACTATGTTTATTGTTGTTGGTTGTATACTTATTGCTATTTTGCTTGCCTGGTATGTGCTCAGCGGAAATGAANCAGGNGGAAAAGCAGAATTTACAAACGTTGAAAATCGAATTAACAGAGTTGCAGAAGAACAACGCGCAACTAGCGACGAACTCGGAAGAATCGGACAGGGCCTTAACGATAGCGCAGGAACAGCTGACAGCATCTCAAGAGCAAACGCAAGTGTTGAAAACGCAATTAGCGACGCTCAAAGAGCAAACGCAAGTAGCCTTGACATCATCCAAGACAGCCGAGAAAGACTTGCAAGATGCCAATCAATTATTGCNNACNTGGAAAAAGGAGCAGGATCAAAAAATAGCGGAGATAAAAAAGCAGAATAAGGCGCTCAAAATATTACTTGTCGGACTTGGAGTATTTATGGCTTTCAAATAGGTTGAAAAGTTAGGTAGAAATACAAGGAGCCATCTCTAAAAAACGCTTAGAAGCGAATTTCAGAGGTGGCTTTTGAGAGTAAAGTTAGGCGCTAAGCCTTATTACGAAGTATGTTTGGTAAAAGTCAATGCAGTTCGTTTTTTTACCGCTTAATACCACCATAGCGGTAAAAAGCGAACCGGCAAGTGTATCATTTGCTACCTTTATCTGTTCGTTATAATTATATTTGATATCAACATGGTCGACATAAACAACTACTTCTCGGACGAATATGGAGAGAATTTTCTCTTTGTATTCGTCCGTATTTTTTTCGCTCATTTTCTCAAGGAAGAAGGCGATGTGTTCTTCTGTTAACAGTTCCAGCGGGTGATTGATAACTTGTTCAACGTGCATCTTTTTTTCTAAGAATGACCTATCCTGTTCCAGTTCCTTAAGTCTGCTTACTACCGTTTCGGATGTTATACCGGTTTCTAATGTCTTCATGAGGTTAGATATGCGGCTATTTTTATCCTTGAGCTCGTTTTCCAGCTCTTTGATGTAGTTGGTATCACCCGCAGTTTTAGCAGCCTTGGCTGCGAATTTAGCGATAATCTCGATATTTTTATGGTCGTGCAAAAGCTCTTTGGCTGAGTCGACGATAGCGTTCTCAAGTTGGTCACGTTTTAAAGCCTTCATATTGCAAGTATTTCCGCGACGACGATTGTAGCAAATATAATAATGATGTGGCGTTTTATTGCTACTCG